CAATTGACCAGCACCGATCTTTTGTCTGATTGCTCTCTCAAGATCATCATCAGGAGTTAAGAGCTGAGCTTGTACCAATGATGGCAAGCTTGCAAGTGCCTCAGCTAGTGCATCGGTATCAAGACCACTATGCACCAAGCGAGGCAATTTAGTTGCCTCAATGTTGCCATAATTCCAACGAATAAGACGGCCAATAGTTCCGCCGCCTCGTCTATCTTGTCCACTGATTGCACTGGCTACCAAGTCAAGAAAATTGATACATGCTCTTCTAAATACAGATAGATGCACCTCACCGACTGATCTTGATCCAGTGTCAGAAATTCCCAAATTCATAAATTGAGCCATGAAGGCTTGTGAGATTTGATTGTCACATTCTTGAATGACTTGTAAAGCTCCATTAGCATCAAAGCCAGCTGATCCTCCATAGGTATCAAAAGACACGATGTTATTCTCAACTAAATAGCTTTGCTCTTGCACTACATAAGCTTGAGCTTGTTGTTGTGCTTCATTGATCATTGCCTCAACATCTCCATTTGAGATGCCCATCTGATCGACGGCTTGACGATTAACCTTTACGATTGGAGTAGGCACAGCCCATTTCTCAAGACCAATTGCCATGAGTGTTGCCGCTCTTTGTTTTTCTTTCCACCACCACCAACAAGGACGCAAAAGTCCGATACCTTCAAAGTTTGAGCCTGTTCGATTGAGAGTTAATAGCAAAAGTTTTGATGCAGGTATAGGTTCAGGTGTAACACCGCCAACCATGATTTGAATAACACCATCTAAATTTTGCTTATCCACTGAAAGCCATTGCTGATGAGATGAAGGCTCACGATCAGCATATCTCTTTAAAAATACCTTCTCTTTGCCTATTGAATCTTTAGCAACACAGTAAATCTCTTCTGCATATCTCCAACCATGAGGAATGAATTCTAAAAGATAGTTTAATTGATCCTCAAAGCTGATCTCCATCATGCCGGGATAACCTTTAAAGCCAAATGCCTCGTTGGCAAATCGTGCAAGTTCTTCGCTTGTTTGATCACCATCTCGACCGGCCTTAAATTCCCATTTTGCTGATAATAAAGTTTGCTTAACCAGGCTCCATGATCGTCTGATGATTGGATCAGTTGCCAACATATCCTCAGCTTCTCTCGTCCATGAACGACCTGATAAAGCTGGATTTTGTTCTTTCCCTGTGATGTAGCCGCCTTGAATGGATGTTCCACTGATACCATAAGCTTGATATTGTGGCCGTTCTTGCGATAAATATGGCATCTCTTTGGTTGAGCTTGTCATTGTCATATATGGATAAACCGTCATAAACATCACCTAAAGGAATATATCAACTTATCATATTGCATAAAATGCTATTATATCAAATAAAAATTTAAATTGCTAGATGCTAAAAGGCAGAAAAGCACCTAGCGTCACTCTAAACACTCATATCTTAAACACATGAAAAGAGAAAATATGTGCATAATTGATGATGAATTTTTTATCACCACCGCTGGCAAGATCTATTTTAAAGGCAATGTCTATGAGGTGGAGGCTTGCGATTTCAAAGAAGGTTCTAAGCTGATCATTCACTATGGAGAAAAGAAAGTTGAAAAGCTACTCAAAAAAGACACTAAAATTAAGTTGATCCCTGATCAGTTTATATATCAGAAAGAAGAAGATATGTTTTTAGCACCACTAGATGAGCCTATAATGATTGCACAAGCTCAACCTGTTCAACCTATTCACTCAACCATTGAATTGCCACCTGAGATCAATCAGTTTGAGCAACTCATGAAGATCACCAAAGACAACACACCACTAGCGATTATCATCTTGATCGTGCTTATGTTTCAAAAGATGCAAAAGAAAGAACGAGAAGATAAAGATCATGCTTTGGTTTGCGACTTTGAGAGAAAAGACCTTGAGAAGAAGATCAGTGTTTTAGAAAGCAAGATTGATGCACAAGCCAAAGATCAAGCTAGAATTCAGGTTGGCGATGATGATCTAGCTGATCGCCTTGATAGAGTTGAAGAGAAGATCAAAAAGATCAGCTCTTCTCTACCTTAGGCAATTGCTTTGGCTTTCCACCTTTGCCAAGATAGAAATTGTATTTAATCCATTCATCATATTTGCCTCTGAATTTCAACATGTTGCGAGTGATTTGAAAGCTCTTCTCAAGCTTGAACGCAAGCAATCCAATAAAGCCGCCATAGATGATCATAAGACGATCTAGTTCTTCAACTGATGGAGAGTTTTTTTCATAATACCTGCGAGCATATTCTTTTTGCGTCATAGCTGTACCCGTCTTTTTTCTGCCCGCTTGTGTATGTACCTTCTCAATCCCATGACTACGAGCAAAATCAGCAATTATTTGTGCAGGCACGCCTAACTTTTCCTCAATCTGTTTCCAAGTCAAAGGCTGGCTACATAGTCTTGCGACTTCATCTTTATCAAGAAAATGCTTGCGATTCGCTAGTACTTTTCTTGATTTTCGCTTTTCATAAAAGGCTTTATCATATTCATTGTTTTCCATTTTTCGCTCAATCTCTAAAAGAGGATCAGTAGGATCAATAGGCATAGATTGTAAAATATCAAATATGCTTCTTATTTCAGATTGTGTTTTATATGGTCTCATCTTCTACTCCACATGTTCGCGTGCTTAGCTTTCTCTTCTTTTGATATAGTCATGAAATGGATTTTTAATAGGCAACTCTCTTTGATCGTTTTTGCATACTGACTTTGCTCAACGGTCAAATCGTCTTTAAGTAAATAAATAGTGCAATCATCAGCCAGTGATTGATATCTAGCTTGCAATTTATCTTGATCTTCGCCAAGCCTACTCGCATATTCAATTGCATGAAAATCCATGTTGATTTTAACTTTTTGTTCTTGATTATCCATTAAATGCACCTTCTTTCTTTTTTCTGCATCATATCATCTCCATTTTATGCATAAACAATTTAGCCTCTTTGATTTTACCTTGATAGGAATGCTCCAACTTTCTCAGCCTATCGATGATCGCTTGATCTGTGAGTTGATAGATTGCATCCAATGGAATGTAAAAATCCATGATGATGCTATCAATCGCCAACCTTGCTAAAAGTGCATTGCCTATCATGTTGCTCCTAAGTGGAAAAGTGGCTCATGGTTGTTCATTCGTTCAATGCTCTTCTTGTGATAGGTTTCATCCCTCTCAATGCAAATGAAACGGCGATTGGTATTCATGCAAGCGATTGCCGTTGTACCGCTACCGCTACAATTATCTAAGATTACTTCATTTTCATTGCTGTAGGTTCTTATTAAATATTCAAATAAGGCTAGTGGTTTTTGAGTAGGATGTAATCCTCTTTCAACATCAAAATAGAGTGCATTTCTAGGATAGTTAACATAGGCTTTGCTTGTGTGTTCTTTGTAGTCTTTTGCGCAATTGCCTAAAGTGTCAGTACTTCCAAAAGCATCTTTCTTTGTCTGCTTTGTACTTTTTACACGATCATCAAAGTTAAAGGTAAAAGGATCAAAAAAATCTCTGTTCATAGATCGTAAAGTTTCATAAGTCAAATAGCCTTGCATCTGATCAATCTTGAAACACGCAATCAATTTGTCATAGGTGTTTTGTGTGCATAATCTAAATTGAATACCATTAACACCATAAGAATGATGATAGCCTGTATCACCTATGATCTTTGCTATTTTTTCCGCCGTCAAACCTATGAAATCATTTACTTGCTTAAAATATGTTCTCAGTTCTTGATTAAAGATCATCGGCTTATCCTCTCTTCTTGGTGGTCTGAACACTAACACATTTTCAAACACTCTTAAAGGTTGTATGCCTGCTAAAGCAAAGTTTGAATGTTGGTTCTTTATCCACACATAATCGTGATTAAACCAAGTTTTCCTATAACACATTAACTCAGCACAAAACACACCTTGAGCAGTTAAAACGATGTTCCCATTATCCTTGATTACTCGTTCATACTCAGCCCATAACCTATTTAAAGGGATAATAGAATCCCACTCGCAAGCTGTTGTACCATAAGGCAAGTCACAAAGTATCATATCAACCGACTTCGATGGAATGGACGGCATCAGGTCAAGGCAATCGCCTAAGTGTATCTTGTTTTCTTCTAGCATTTTAATGACTTCTCATCGCTCTGATGTGTGATTGCACCATGTTAAGTTTGCTCTTGACTGTTGGAGATGTAGTAGGAAAAAGCTTATCAGCTATGATCTCGCTATCTCTCCAAAGCCAGTTAATGACATCGTATCTCAATGCATCTAACGGATCTTCTCGACCGTCCTTTTTAGGTGTTTCTTTGCCATCCCAAGCATAAGATAAGATCGCTTTTCTAAAGCTGTTACCAATAGCATTTGCTCCTCTTTCCCATACTTCAGATGTACACAAAATTCTTCTTTGATGGATTAGCCGTTTAACTCGCTGAATACCATTTAAGATATCTGTTCGTATTGGATCAGTGCACCACCTAAAAGGCATTCCTATGCCACCTTGATCAGCTGGCTTTGAAAGCTCATGAAAGGCTGATTGAGCTGTGCGATCTGATCTTGCTGATCCAGCCTTATCACCTGATGCACCATCAAGCAAAATACGATTGGGGTATCTCTTAGCCATATCTCTAGGACAAGCAATCTTTAAGATATCTTTGGCAAGCTCTGACAATGTGATCTCTTGTGGATTGATCTCAGCACAGATGATATCAGCTTCTAAAATAGGATCATGAGTTAAGATCAAGACGGAAGGCTTTCTAAAGCCAAAGTCAATGACTAGCCTTGATGACATGCTCTGATCATATTTCCAATTGCTGACAACATGGGATAAAGTCCACTCGCTATATATCACGCCTTGAGGTGGTCTAGGTTGATTCTCTACCATTGCCAACCGTTCGCTTTCAGGCAAGTTCTTAACGGCATCAAACCAAGCCTCCGATAAGTTGGCTTTGTTGACATGGCTTGCATAAAAGATTGGAGTGCATCCAGCTTTCTCAGCAAAACTCACCCACCAAGCATCCCATACAGGCAAGCCAACCATGATCAGCTTAGGCGATGGACCTGATCTGAGACGACCAAGTGTCTTTTGTGCTACTTCTTCAGATAGAGTTTGGCACTCATCAATCAAGGCAAGACCACTTGTGATATTAAGACCCTCAAGTGGATTATGTGTAGCGTCCCTTGTACCTGGCCTAAAGTAGGATCTGCACCAAACAACATGACCATTTGGAGCAACCCACTTGCCATCTTGCTGATGATATATCCAACCATAAGGAGCAAGCCACTTCTCAAGCTCAGGACCAAGCACCGATCTATATCGTGGAGCGGTATCA